GCAGGTACTGCGCGCGCGTCGATCGTTCCAGCACATCGCACGACGCGAGCCAAAGCTTGCCGGCCTCCGCGACCGTGATCGTGTCGGCGTCGGCTACATGGACGCGGCCGAGTACCTCCGTGTGTGTTTTCGACGCGAAAGCCTTCGCGTCCTTCAGTTTGTCGAATGACTTAATGTGCCGCTTGCGGCTCTGATCAAAGTAGTCTGCCACCCATGCGGTCTTCCGTTCGCCCGCCTTGGTCGTCCAACTGCGCTGCCTAATCGACATGATGCCCTCCATCGTCAAGGTACCAGTATATGACTAACGGATTATTTGCAACATGAAGTGTATGGCGGATCAGAAAATAATCCTTGACGACATGCCGTTCAAAATTTTCATAATAAGAATAGGCAGAACGACGCGGATTCGATGTTGACAAATCGCGAACGGGTTTACCAAGAATAAGGATAGGCCAAGAAATCGGCCATAGATAGACCGGCCAAAGCCGGCGTCACGACCGCCCGGAATAAGCCCGGCGGTATGCAGTCATAAGACTGCCGCTGTTGCCGCGAGCGCGACGCAAGAAGCCCGACAGGGCAATCAATCTATCAACGCAACAACCGCGCCCGGATTCCGTCCGCGCGCAATGGAGAAACTATGAACGACAACAATCCGTTGGCGACCGACCTCTTATGGGGTGCCGCCGCCATTGCAACATACCTCGGCTTGCCGCGCCGCGCCGTCTATCATCTCGTGGGATCCGATCGCATGCCGCACTTCCGCGCCGGCGAAACGATCGGTGCGCGTAAGTCGGAACTAGCCGCTTGGGCGTCGGGCGCGGGGAGGGCGGCGTGATGGACCTCCTAGACGACGAAGGCAGCCAGAAGCACCGGGATCAGCAACGGTACGAAGCTTTCATGAGCGCCGTAGCCGAGATCGAACCACTCCTGAAAGAAATCGAACACACCGGCTATGCTGGCGACATTCAGGAGGCCGAGCAGAAATTCCCGTACGATGGGCTTACCTACCTGCAGACCGCCGATCGATACAAACCCGTCATTGGATTCGACCTGTCGTCACCAACAGGCAAAGGTTCCTCAGCAGCCTATAGACGCCTCAACAACGCGCGGCGAACAGTGTTCATGGTCCTGACCGAAAAAGCTTGCGCCCAGATCACTAAGGAACCGATTGCCGACAACGTCGCGACGGTGCTGCCCGAGCAATCCGCTGACGCGCAGACATCGCAAGAGGAAACAGCGGGCGGCGAGGAGCCAGAGTATGACGATTGGTCGCCGCGTTCACTGCAAGAGCGCGAGGAACGAAAGTGGCCTCCCGTCCCGACGACGGGCAGCTTGTCGTATTTCTTTGCAGAGGCAGTGCGCACTGGCGAAAAATACATCGACGACAAGAAGTATCGTCGCCTGATCGACACGGCTGCGTTCTGTCTTGAGGACGTCCCGGCCGACATAGCTGAAAACGTCATCTATCACCTGCCTGTGTCTGGCCGCGCCGATCCAAAGACCTGGACCAGCAGCTTCAATCGCCTTGCTGCTGTATTGTGGCGGCCGCCCGTGCGCGAGCATGAGGTGGAGTTGGCTATGGGCACGATGCTGGCACAGGCCGCCGACGTCTAACCCAACCCAACCCGCCCAGCCACGCCCCGCCGCGCTAAGGCGGCGGGTTGCCGGCCCCTGCCGGCGAGCGCCCTTTGCGGCGCAACCACAACTGGAATCCTTAAGATGAAAATCCCTGCAATCCGCCCGGCACTGCCGGGCACTGGAAACGTGCGCGCTCGGCCAAAACTCACGCTGCAAGACGCCTTCGCGGCCGCGCTCACCGCGCAGGGCTCACTTCAATACGCAAAGGATTCTGTCGGGAACGCCGAAGCGTTCATAATTGAAGCACGGCTCGCCGGCGAGCTTCCGGCTGTAAAGCACGGTCAGAGCAATCTTCGCGCAGCGAGACGGGAGTTGAGGCTTGCGATTATCGACTATCAGCGCACGACAAACCAGTTGCGCATACTGGACGAAGAGTCAGATGAGCGACGCCGCAAGCGCGAGGCGGCTAAGGCGCGGAAGGCGGCGCGTTTGGTTGAGGTGCTGGCATGAGCCGTGAACCACGCACGCGATCGTATTGGACGGACGGCGTCGCCGATCCGCATTCGCTGCTGGGCCGCAGTAAGCTGAACGAACTGATCCTCGGCTACCACGTCAGCAGGAAACAGAAAGTAGAAATGCGCCACGTCGTCGTGTGGAACTTCCATCTTCGAAATGCGCATCGGGACTATGCATGGACATCGCTCGTATCCGAGCGACAGATGGTGGCCGATATTCGGGGTGCCTTTGATGGGCGATGGGGACTCGCTCGGCAGCATATTCGCCGCGCGCACGACGAACTCGTCGACTGGAAAATTCTCGCGCTCGCGCACAAGGGCGGAGGCAAGGGCGACGGTTCGCGTTACTGGCCCAACTTCGACCTGCTTGAACAGGCAGCCGACGGCCGTTTTCCGCACAAGATCGCGATTACACTCCCGCAAGACGTAGTTGCGAGGTATGGGTGCGAGCAACCCAAAATAGCAACCGGGAACTACGCAGTTCCCACTTCCGAACCGGGAACTACGTTGTACCCAGTACTGGGAACGACGTTGTACCCGGTTAAGACGCCAACCGGGAACTACGTAGTTCCCGAAGACCCGACTACTAGACCCGGGATAAAAGACCCGGGTCATAGTAGTTGTATAGATATTTCCGCGCCGGTTGCGGATGGCCTTCCGGCCACCGCACCGGACGACGGTTTTGATCGCTTAGTGGCCGCCTATGCAAAGCCCGGTGACAACCTTGTCAAAGCCCGACGCGCCTTTGACGAACTTGCTCCGAACGGCGACGAAATCGAGCGCATGATTACGTCGGCCAGGTCGTGGCGCTCTACGGCCAACGGCAAGCGTATGGCGTTGGCGCGTTGGATCGAGGAACGCCGTTGGCTTTCAAACAAGGAATTCGCCAACGACAACCGGCCGTCCCACCGCTTCCAGTCATCCGTCGTCACGTCGATCAAGGCGCGCGGCGTTGGCGACGACTTCGCCGGCGCAAAGGTCTTGTTCTGTGACAGAGACGGCGATCGGCAGACGCGGCTGCTAGACGAGCGCGAGTTCCGCCAACTCCAGTCGGCCTGTGTGGTCGATCGACCGGCTGTCAGCGATCCATCTGACGATTTACACGAATTCGTTGGCGCGCGTTTCCAACTCGACCCCTACGGCAATTTTGATCCTTTTGAGCGGGTGGCGGCCGCGTGAAGCGGTCTACATGGCAACAGCCGATCCACAAAGCTGGCCGCTGCCAACGCGCGTCTAAGGGCGTCTCGGGCGGCAGGAAACCCTAGCGCCGACTTGCAGATAGATGATAATTTTGGGCCGGGGTGGAATGTAACATGGGCGGCTATTTCGGAACTGAACAACAACAGCGGCTGCAGCGACTGTCCGACGAGGCCGTGCCTTGGATGCGGCAGACGCCTGGCGCATGCAATGCCGGCCGCTTCATGGGCACAGACGATCCTGACAAGCTAGGTTGGGATCGTATCTTCGCAACGCTTGGGTATGACGGCGTGTTTGGCTTTCGGATGATCAAGGCGGAGTCCGTGCCGCCGATCCGAGAGCAGCTAGCGGATCGCGGCTATCGGCTCGACACGTGGGACGTCTTTATGGGGACGACCGATTCCCTTCCCGCAGCCCGCGCCATTGCTTCTGAAGGCTTGCCTGAGGGTTTCAGTGAGGGGTCACTTGACGTGGAGGATGGCCCGGTCACCCAGCAAGTTCAAACCCTGATGAACGACTGCGGCGTTGTGCCGTTTTCAGGCGCTATGCTTACCGGCGCGCTCGGCCCGGCGGCCTCGGTCGTGATCGTCGACAAGGACAGCAGTCCAGTCGCTACCGCATTCACCTACCTGGGACACTTTTCGCACAGCCCATTTTCTGACGTGGCATGGGGTGGGCTAGTGGCTGTTTCGCCGACGGTCAGGGGTCGAGGCTTCGGCAAACTGGTGAATGCTATGATGGTCGTGCGCGCCTTTGAACAGCTTGGTGCAACAGGCATTTACGAACTGGTCTCGTCAACCAACATGGCGTCGCGGCGAATGGTAGAGGCAAGCGGCGTCATCTATGAGCCCGGATATCTGTGCGGCCTAGCGACTGCATCCGCCGAACGGTTCACACGGTAGTCGGTTGATGTGCGCCTAGACCCCTCCGGGTTAGGAACCCTACCCAAGGGCCCTACGCCCTACGGCGGCGGAGCCCCGAAATATCAGTAGGTAATGTGCTCTAAAAGGACTTAACGCTTGACACGCTACGAACAGAAACGCTTGGTTTTCCGCAGTTCCAGTTGAGAGTGTGCGTTAAGTTGACGTCGACAGACGTCAACTTGTTGACGGTTTGTGACGCGCCTGTCGCGAGGCCGGCGCAAAACCCCTATATGAAAGATATGGCCTTTCGTGGCCAAACAGTCGGCGCGTCGATGAAGGCGGCCGGCAGTTTGCAGGTTGCGAACCTAGACCAACGCTATTCGGGAAAATAGCTTTGAAAACTTGGACCGAATTGACCGGCCGCTGCGCGCGGCTGGTAAAACCTATGGCCGCACCCAAAGCGGAATCGCCACAACAACCATTTCGTGGCCGACGCGTTACACGGCCCGCGCCGGGCAAAAATTGGTTCGACTATGATCCGAAACCGATCGCCAGAAAGCAAGCTGTTCAGCGCTTGCACGCTACCGCCAACGACAACCGGCCATCGCGGAAGCGCGGAGACCCCGTCGGACTTAGCAACGACGGACCAGCCGACGGCCATCTAGATAGCGTTGCCATCGCCGGCGACGACAAGAGGTATGGAAAACCTGGAACCCGGATTGAGCGCGCGTTAGCGAAATCGAATCCCGTGGCCCGCCGTTCGTACGTTCGCCTGCGCGAGGCGTTGCGGCCGGCCGATCACGCCAACGACAACGGCTTGGGCGAGTACCTCGGCGGCGTAGGGCACCTCTACTCTCTTTCGACAAAGCCCAGCATTCCAGCTCTGCTCAGGGCGTTCGTGGACGGCATGCGGTCGCGCGTCACCGTCCGAAGCGACGGCGCTGTTGAGCGATTGGACGGCGGAATTCACTTCGATCTCGTGGACGGCCTGTGTGTTATGACGGTCGGCGGAGAGTGCGGTGACCGCTTTCATGGCTTGAGGTTCGTCGACGGCGCGTTGCACATCTACAGCGATTCCAAAGGCCGCAGAAAAAAGCCCGACGTCCGAGCGGGAAGCGCTGCGGTCCAGCCGATTGACGACGACAGTCTGACGGCCAAACATTTGCTCGCGGAACAGAAGTCGGTCGAGTGGATGCTGACGCGCCAGCCCGCCTGCGCGTACGAACCTACTATGCACGCCGACGCCGCCGGGTTTGAGCCTGCACCCAAGACGCGGCGCGCCGCTGTTGCACAACGAGACCTGGAAGCCGCCTACGCCAAGGATCTCGGCGGCGTTCGCTGGTCGTTCCATCCGGCCGGCGTTGCGGCTGAATACGGCCGACTAGCCGGTGTGCCTCATCTGAAAGGTAGAGGCGCCTCCCGGGCTGCAAACTCGTGGATCGCCGACAACGATCGGGCCGACGCAGGTGAGGCGCTTCTGGCAGAGGTCGACGACGATCTGCGTGACAAGATCGAGGCCATCGTTGATGCCGACACGTTCGCCGACATCGGACGCGCAACTGGCTATGCCGAAAGCGGCGCACATAAGCAGGGTCGCCGCGTTTGCGAACAGACGCTAGAAAAAATTTCCGAACGATTAGCAGCCTAACGGCCCGTTTCGATCGAATCCTAGCGGGTATGAGTAGGGCGACGGGAAGCCCTTAGCATTTATAGTCGCCGATTTCCCGACGGCGACCGGCGCGACACTTTACGCGCGCCGAAGGGGCGGCGCTTTTTCTGATTCTGCGCCGCCCCAACAACCCTCGCGGCAGTCTGCCGCGAGTGCCGCCCGAAGCGCGGCCTATCCCAACTTGGACATCACCACATGACCAAAACGAAGTGCGCGAGGACGCGCGAATGATCGAACTGCATCTACACGGCGTGGTCGGTGAAGATTTCACCGGCATGTCCGTCCAACGCCGCCTCCAGCAAGGCGGCGACGTTCTAGCCGTTATTAACAGCGGCGGCGGCGACGCTGCCGAGGGCGCGGCAATCTTCAACGCTTTGCAAGCGCATCCGGGCAAAGTCAATGTCGAAGTTCGCGGCATCGCTGCCTCGGCAGCCTCGTTGATCGCTATGGCCGGACATCGAATTGTGATGGCCGACGGCGCGGTCATGATGATTCACGATCCGCAGAACATCACGATCGGTAACTCCGACGACCACGCTAAAACGATCGAACAGCTTGAAGCTTTCGCGCGCGCTTACGCCGGCATTTACGCGAAGCGCAGTGGCAAAACGGCTGCAGAAACGCGCGCGATTATGAAGGCAGAGACTTGGTACGACGGGCCGTCTGCCGTAGCAGCCGGGTTCGCGGACGCTGTTGTAGATCGGCGCGCGGATGCCTTCGCGCGGTTCGATTACGAAAAGTACCCCAAAGCCCATGCCGCAATTGCGTCCATCGAGCGTAGGCGCGCCGATGCACTTACGCAGGCCCGCGATTCCTGGCGTCAAGTCCTGAGTGAACGTGGAATGCTGAAGCCCGGCATTCCGGTTCCAGCAAAAGCTGACCCGCACGGATGGGGCGAAGTCATCGCGAAGTTCAACAGACAAAATGGCAAAAAGCACGATGTCAAAAATTAAGAAAATCATCGGATCAATCACGAAGACGCTCGCATCGAGCGCCGAAATTCAGACGGCGCTCGATGCTGCCCGCACTGCTGCCGACGAGGCCGACGCGGCGGTAGCTGCCGCGAAGGCGGCATACGAGGCGGCGTTGCTTACTGAGACGCCGGCCATGCTGCGGACCTTGGTCAACCAACAGGTCGACGAGAAGATTGCCGCCGATCAAGCACGCGCTCGGGCGGCGAAACTCGAAGTCGATCTCGAAAAGACACTCGCCGCCGAAGCGGAAGATGGGCGAGCAGAGTGCTACGCTCAGGCGAAGGCGCTAGCCGACACGGCGCGTAAAAAGCTTTGGACGGATTATCCGAAAGCTGCGGAAGCCATCCGCGACATCCTCCGATCAGTCGCCGAAGCTGATATCGCTGTGCGGGACGCGAACGAGGACCTACCGACCGGGGCAGCGAAGTTGGAAAGTCCTGAGGGTGCGCGGAGTACCCACAGCGAGTGGAAGGAAGAGCTTGGGCGCGATCAGGTAAATTTGTGGGCTGCAATCGGATCGCCATCAATGCCACTTCGCGACGATCAGCAGAAACTGGTTGAGAACCAAGGCAGCAAGACCCCCAAGGGGTACCTGCGGGGATACCTCCGTCAGGGCAGCACCAGCTTAGAATGCGAAATGCGGCCATTTGTACGGATCAAGTCGATCCCCAATCGGAGCGGCTGGTCTGCAGAGAGCTTGGCCTCGGGCATCGCGTTGCCGGGCCTTGAAGGAGGAGATTCCGACTACTGGGAACCCACGAGAGGCGATGCGGTCGACGTCATTCGCGCGCTCGAAAAGCTCCCACGGAAACGACCGCCATACTCGGCGCGCGAGCCGGAGTTTACCTATTCGCCCGTTCGAGAATGACATCGCTACAATAGCAATCCGCGCCGCCGAAGATTTTGCGGCGCGGCTTCCGAAACTGTTGCCGACCGCTGGCGGTTGTCCAGCAGCCGATGTCGCCGAGCAACTAAGCAAAGCGACTGCCGCCCGAGATTAGTCGGGCGGCAACTTCCATCCTGTTTTCAGGAACCAATATGTCCGTAGTTGTGCCACTTAAGACGCCGATCCAGATCAACGGCGTCGACGTCAACGAACTCACCTTTAAGGAACCCGACATCGGCGATCTGATCGCCGGCGAAATGGTCGGCAAGACACAGGGTCCGACGGCGCAGGTCGCCGCTACCCTGGCGTCAATGGCGGGCGTCACCTATCAGGAATTCAAGACGATCAAGGCCAAGGATTTCATGGCCATTGACAAGGCGACGACGGCGCTAATGGGAAACGAATAGGCGACGGCTGGCATCGCTTAGCGATCCAGCTATCCCGCGAAACCTGCACCCGGCGCAACGTTGTCGATCGATACAGCCCGGACTACGCGCTTGCCGAAGCCGCAGAGCTTCACGCGCTGCTTGCACCTAAAAAGAAGGGCTAACCTGTGGCCGTTTTACGTTCAGACCTGATCTTGTCGATGATCGACAAGGTCAGCGGCCCGGCGCGCGGCATTGCCGGCGCGCTTGGCAGGATCGATAAGCAGGTCGGTCGGTTCAACAAGGGCAACCTTGCCGCGTTCGGCATGGGCGGCTTTGGCGGACGGCTGCTTGCCATGGGTGCCGGCTACGTCGGCGTGACGGAAGGCATGCGCGGCACGGTCGGCGCGGCGATCAGTTTCGAATCGGCGTTCGCCGGCGTCCGCAAGGTCGTGCAGGCGAATGAAGAGCAGTTCGGCAACATGCGCCGGCAGATCATCGGCATGTCGAAAGAACTACCGATAACGGCCGAAGGCATCGCGGAAATCTATGCCGCCGCCGGCGCTTCTGACGTTCCGATTCAGGAACTCAGCAAGTTTACGGAAATGGTCGCCAAGGTTTCGACCGCTTGGGAAATGCCCGTTAACGAAACCGGGCAGGCCCTAGCCGAAATCAAAAACCAGCTTCACCTGAATATCGGTCAGACCGGTCTTTTGGCCGACGCGCTGAACCACTTGGACAACAACACGGCTGCGCGGTCGCGGAACCTGCTTGACTACACGAAGCGGGTCGCCGGCACGGGCGAAATGTACGGCTTTACCGCGACGCAGACGCTTGCGTTCGGCGGCGCTATGATTTCGTCGGGCGCGGAAGCTGAAGTTGCGGCGACGTCCTACCGGAACATGGGTCGCGCCCTGACGATCGGCGCGCGCGCCACGAAAATGCAGCGTACCGCGTTCAAGCGCCTTGGCATTGACTCGGTCAAGACCGCCAAGAACATGCAAAAGAACGCGCTCGAAACCACGCTCGACGTGATCGACCGCATTCAGAAGCTTCCCGAGTGGGAGCGCGCAAGCATGGCGTCGGCGCTGTTCGGCGATGAGGCGCGGGCGCTTATGCCCGTGATCAACAACGCCACGGAATTGCGTCGCCAATTGGCGCTGCTTGCCAACGAGACGAACTACTCGGGCAGCGCCTTTAAGGAGTACACCGAACGCGCCAAGACCACCGGCACTGTTCTCGCGATCCTGAAAAACAAGATCGCGGACGGGTTCCGATCGTCCGGCGACGACATGCTGCCGTGGATCAAGGAAGGCGCGCTAGGTATTGGCGACGTCTTGGACACGCTAGGCGAACGTGCCGGCGTGTTCGACAAGCTTGGCGCGGGCATGCGCGGCTTTGTTCAGGGCCTTGGCTTTGACGGCGGCATTCGCGCGGCAATGAACAGCCTCGGCGATCTGTTGTTCGGCGCGAAGGACGGCGGCGGTGCTGCCGATCGCCTTGGCGAAATCTTTATGAAGGCCAAGGGTTGGGGCGCTGCGATCCGCGAACTGTCGGACGCGATCAAGGGCAGCCCGATCGCCGGGTTCTTGGCGACGCTTGGCAGCTACGGCGCGACGTTCGCCGTCGCGGCCATAGGCATGGGGTTGCTTGCCGGCGCAATTAGGCGGCTCGGTAGCGCGCTTCTACTGCTATCGGGCGCTAAGTTCGCCTTTGGCCTTCTAAAGCAGCTTGGCAGCCTAACGAAGTGGGCGCATGCGGCTGATGCAGTCACGGACGCCGCCGGAGAGCTTGACGTCGATCGGGATGGAAAGAAGAGGGCGGGCAGGCCGAAGGCTGGCGGCAAGCTTCCACGATTCAAGCTGCCGTTCGGAATCGGCTTCAACTTGCCAACGGTGCTGACCTTGGCGGCTGCTGAGCTCACGCGCGAAGTCATCGAGCAGACTAGCTCGTCAGTGCAAGCGCAAAACCTCAAACCGGGCGGACGTGCCGTGATCGCCGGCCAAGGCGATGCTGCCGATATTGCCAATCGGCATCGGCAAAATCACGGGCAATACTTCGAGGCGGGCGGCTTTCACCGCGTCATGAGCCAAGGTGACCCGATGCCGAATGCGCCGCAACTCGACGTAGCGGCGCAGTTGCGTAGCGTCACGCTGCAAGCGCGTTCCACGGGCGTCGCTGACGTCCATGTGACCAATCAGCCGCCGTTCGCGCCGCCGCCGATAAGCCTTGTGATCAACGTGGCAAACGCAATGGACGCG